TTAGTCTTTTGAAACATTTTTCAAAACATACCATAGATGAAAAATATGATAAAAAGTCCTTACCACATGCTGAAAACATAGAATCACCAGGTTTATCTTATGTTAGATGTTGCCAATCAATTTTTAGGGAGATAACACTTAATTCATTACGAGATGAAAGAAGAGATAATTTCATAATAAAACCGACTGGGGTAAGAGGTGTTTTTATTTGTATACACCCAGGACCAAAGTTAAGAACTGGAGAGAATTTATCTCAAGTATGGTACAAATTAATCACCACTGAAAACTTTCCATCAAATCACATAGCTAGTCACTGGGCATTCAAATCATGGAATTTATCCAATACTGTCTATCACTCCAATTGGCTCTCAATTGATGCTAACAGATTGGATCATTATTTGAGGTCTTATGATAGGATCATTATGTCATATTTGAGTTATGTCCACTATGGGAAAGGACACCTGATCAATAATATTAAGGAGGATGACTCTGATGTTCTTGGGTTGATCATTTTAATATATATGGAGAACAAAAGATCGACTAGTAAAATGTTACAAGATGTTAGATACCTAGTTATGGGATCCTTATCAATTAAGCAGTATTGGGGGGATTTAATAAAAAAATACAAAGAACCTGTAAGAACACCTTTACAAGGTTATTTGTTAACCAAGATCATTGATTTCTCCATTGATATGAACAATAATTTATCTAAATATCTAAGGAATGTCAAATTTGGTAAAGTTAGAAAGGAAGTGATGTTTGATGTCATATCTGATAAGTTTGCTGGATCTTTGATAGAATTACCCAGACCTTTATCTACTGGCTCAGTGGTACCATTTCAGCAGGTGTTGTGTGAGATGTATTTTTGTATGTTATTCAATAAGAATCAAGATGATCCAACCCATTCCACATTTCAAATATTGAATAAAATGCTAGAGGGTGAAAACACTCTCAATAAATTAAAGAGAGATGGAAACAAATACTATATGGGTGCAAGAGGTGTTAGTGAGTCTTTGGATTTGATTAGTAATCCTTCAACACATCAATTTAGTATCACAGCTATTGAGATTGGATCAAAACTACAAGCTAAATCAGTATATAATAAATCACCTGGGGGTTTATCACACAAGAAAGCATCCCAAAATATGTTCTTAAATAAGCCACTTTCTGATTATGCAACTTACAAATCAAGTTCCACACCACACACTGATGTCAAGATTGAGTACACTCATTCTATTAGATTATCAGCAAATGAGCCTGATAAATTTTCTGATAAATTGGAGAAGATTTATTATGATGACACTGAGCTATATGATCAAGATGAGTTACTAGAAGAAGATAGTATAGAAAGCAAATCAAAAAAATCTAAATTTAAGAGAAAAATAAACCCAAGAAGGAGGTGTATTGAAGGTGTCATTGATTTACTAAAAAAGGGTCATTTCAGAGCATTTGATGTTGTGGAGACAACTATTGAACAAGACTTATATTTTCAGGTGTTTAAGAAAAACCAGATAGGTGGAGTTAGGGAGATATTGATTCTACCAATTGATAAAAGAATAACTATCAACATCCTTTAATCTTTTTCCAGACTAATTTGCAAAGATGACGAGAGAGAAATGTTGACACATGGTGATGCCAAACTAACTCTCATGAGAGATATGATAAGGAATCTTAAGAGGAAGGCACAACGATCATTAATAGTTAATTACAATCTAGATAAAACAAGATGGGGTCCATCGTTTATGCCAATACAATTTCTCTACATGTTCACACCATTTAGAAGAGAATACCCTAAACTGTTCAGATTTATACTTATGACCCTAATGTCACACAGTAATAAGAAATGTTTGATACCAGAAAAATTAATAGATATATGGAACAGAGACAAATTGAACAAAAAAATCCATAATGAACCGCTATTGCAGCAATTAAAAGTTGAGTATCTGAAAACTAGGAAATTGTATTTCAATAATGAATCAAATATGGGTCAAGGTATACTGCACTACACTTCATCATATCTACATTTGTGCATGGTCAGTTTCCGAGATGAATTGTATTTAAGGTCATGTAAGAGACTGAGTATAGAACCTGGTGATTGGAGAGATATTATATCATCTGATGATTCTTATACAGCACAATCCCTATTAATGGAGGAGAAAAATAAAAAAACTGCTAAAGTTAATGTTATACTATTCATTAAATGTCAAGAAATTAGTGAATTATTATTCAATATGAGGACTTCCAAAAGTAAAAGTTCTAT